GTCACAATCCGGGTTGAGGCTGATGAAACGACACAGGCCGCCATCGTCAACGCGGCGGCTGAGTTTGAGGAAGTTCTAGCCGATCAACTCGCGGACTATCTTGCGGCCATCAAAGGCGGCGGCTTTGCCCAACGCTTAATCCCCACTGAACGCCGCATCGAACAGGAGATGCACCTCTAATGGACATGCGACCGACCATTACGCCCAAATCCGACCAACTCAACGCCGATGACCTGATTGCCGGCCCGCGCACGGTCACGATCACCGCCGTGAAGGCGGCGCCTGGCAGCGCGGAGCAGCCCGTGGCCGTCTACTTTGAAGGCGACAACGGAAAGCCCTACATGCCCTGCAAATCCATGCGTCGCGTCATGGTGGCCGTGTGGGGTGCCGACGCCAGCCGATACGCTGGCGGGGCCATGACCCTGTTCCGCGATCCGACCGTCACTTGGGGCGGCATGGAGGTGGGCGGTATCCGCATTTCCCACATGAGCGGGATGGACCGGGAAATGGTGCTGGCCCTGACTGCGACGAAGAAGGCCCGCAAGCCCTATCGCGTCTTGCCGCTGGTGGTGGAGGCGCCGAAGGATCAAGCGTCGCTCGTCGCGGAGTCGCTGGCCGGCAAATTTGCCGCCGTGGTGACGGCGCAGGACTATTACGCGATCCTTGACGCCGAACTGACTGCCAAACAGATGCGGTGGCTGAAAGACAAGCGCCCCGACCTGTTCACGGCCGTTGACGCGGCCCGCGCCGCAGCGTCGGAGCGCATGGCGGACGCGCCGGTTACGGAAGCCCCGGCGGCTGCGGCAGATAACGAGGTGCCGGTATGAGCGACTATCCCAAGGCGGACTTGATTATCGGCCCATGGACGCAACCAGCGACATGCACAATGCTGGAAGTGCGAGCGGACGGGCAGACGCATTTGGTGAAAGCCTTCCGTGTCGCGCATTACGATCTAAAGGCCCCCGACGCGGACGGTTACAGCGAAATCAGCACCCGCAACCTGCCGCGCGACGTGACCGCGTGGGAGTTGGCGCAAATCATCGACTTGACCATTCGGGCGCCGAATTACGTGGTGCGGCGGGACTTCGCTGCGGTGGCGCACCTGTTTAAGCCGGTTGCTGGGGAGGATGTGTGATGACACCCGAACGACAGAAGGCCCTGGAGGCCGTGGCGGCGGCGGCGCGACTTGATGCGCGACGGTCTGGGATAAGTGGCCAACTGGCTGAGAGGCTTGCCGCCCTCGACGCCCTGCCCCCCGATCCCGCGCCTGCGAGGGAGGTGGTGGAGGTGCGGGCTGTGGTGAAGCGCGACCGGAACACCGGGCGGCTCTTTACGTTTGGCCGAACCGGCGAAACGGATGTGGCGCTGGTGAACTGGTGCAACGGCTATGAAGTCGTGTGTTTCCTCACCGCCCGCGTCCCGCTGCCCACCGTCCCCACCGTCGACGCCACAGTCCTCCCGCTGACGGAGGGCGGGGTATGAGCGCGCGGGATTGCCAGCTAGTCGTTATGGGGCCGTATGGCCGCATCGACTTGGCGGATGTGACGGCTTGGGATAGCCGCCTCAACAAGACGCTGGATCGCCCACACGGATGGGAAGGCATGTTCGAATTGGAGCGCGGCAGCAACGCCGCCGATGACTTCATTGCCCGGATCTCTCATGCTTATGAGCGCGGTGACGCTATCCCGGCAGGGACGTTCTACCAATACGTTGCCGAAGGCGATGGCTCAACCAGCACATACCAGTATGACGGCGCCGTGTTTCGGTTTGCGTTGGACCGACCCGCACAGGACACCAGCGCGCGACAACGGATTGAGTTTTCCGCCAGCAGCAGGAGGAGGATTTGATGAGCGCGCCAACGGCAGAGGATGTGATTGCGCAGGCCATTTGGTTTCAGGACCAACCGGAACGAAACACTAGGCTCATTTTGGAGGCCCTCGCCGCCGCCGGTTACGCGGTGGTGCCGGTGCGTGAAATTACAGAGTTGAGGGACCAAGTGAACGCATATGCTTGCGATCTTCGCGCTATTAGCGCGGTCGCGCGCCGGCAAGGCGAAATTATCGCAGCCGCTCGGGAGACAAAGGCATGAGCGCGCGTTGTGAGCCGCCGGACGGGTGGCAGCCGATCGAGACGGCGCCGAGGGATGGGGAGCCGATCATGATCGGTTGCAGCCGCACTCAATCGCAGCGGTGGGCTGTCTGGTCCGGTGGCATGTGGCGCGATGGCCAGGATTTTGCTGGCGGCCGGATATCTGGCGTTCCGTCGCCTACTCACTGGCGCCCGCTTTTTACGCCACCCGCCGCCCCGGAAGCCCGCCATGACTGACGCGCGATGCGAGCCGCCGGATGCAATAGAAGCTGCCGGCAATGCGATCATTGAAGCCCTGCGGGGCCGCCGTGGGTTTACGTCGCTGCTTGACAGCATTGATGATGACATATTGGCGGCGTTAAAGGTTACGGTAGGGTTGAAGGCCGTGCGGGCATACTTGGATGCTGCCCCCGTCGCCACCCCCGCCACCGTGCGGGCGCTGGTGGAGGCGTTGGAGGGGGCTTTAGACCACTTGCAATTCCATGGCGACATGTATTGGAAGGGTGAAGACCACGCTCGCGCCGTTCTAGCCCGCGCCAAAGCGGAAGGGCTTTAGCCCTGCCGCTCCCGCATCACCACCGCCACCACGCCCCCCACGGCCATGCCAAGGGCGGACAGCGCCTGCACCCACTCCGCAGGCACCGCCAGCCCGAACGCCGCCGCCAGCAAGGCCATCCCGGCATACGTCGAAGGCTCCCGAAGGCGGGAAACGATGTAGTCCATGTCACTTACCCCACAGATGCATAGACAACCACGTAACGCCCGCGCTGAGGGATGGGAGAACCGTTGAGGCAATCCACAGCCCCACGCGAAGGCCCGTTTTGGCGGCGCGCACATCGGTGGCAACCGCCTCCATCTGCTCTGTCAACCGCTCAAGCGCCTGCTCCATGCGATGCATCCGCTCGTCTCGTGCGGCGCCACGCTCTTCCAGGCGAGTGAGGCGCTCATACACCGCTTGCATTGTCCCGTAGTCAACGGCGTCATTCATGGAACAAAACCCTCAGCACTTCCACAACCTACAGGCGAAAAAATCACATTTGCGTGACATTGACGCATTATTAATGCCCCAACGCCAGCCAAGAGAACGTTCCGTTTTGGCCCGTGCCGCCGTAAACCGTGAAGCCGGAAACGGCGTAAGACGCGGGCGACGGGCCAGGTGGCCACGATGCATGCGCCGCGCCGCCGGTCGTCAGGGTGCATTGCACGTTGAGCAGCGCCGTGGGGAAATTGACCGCGAAGGTTACGGTGCCGGTGCCTGCGGTGTAGGTGCCGGTTCCCCATTTCAGGATCAGTCCAGACGGAAGCGTAATCCCCCCCGGACTGGCCAGGGTGGCGGGGAACTGGTCAAAGATGACTGCGAGGCCCGCCTTTGTGCCTGCCGCCGCGCCGATGGTGCTGGCAACCGTCAGGGTGCCGGTTACGGTGCTGTTGCCCGTAATCGCGGCCCCGCCTTTGGAAACCGTCAGGGCATCGCTTACGGTCATGGTCCCGGTCACGGTGCTGTTGCCCGTCACCGCAGCGCCGCCGGCTGCCACGGTCACGCCGCCCGCCGTGATCGTCGCCCCGCCGGCTGTGACCGTCAGCCCGCCGGCTGTGACCGTCAGCCCGCCGGCCGTCACCGTGGCGCCGCCCTTGGTCACGACAAAACCGTTGCCCACCGTCACGCCGCCGGAGGTGCTGACGTTGGTGAACGCCGCCGCCGTGGCGCTGAGGGTGCTTACCCCCGTGAGGGTGTAGCCCTTCCAGTCCCAATTGCCCGCAATCGGCGTCTGCCCGTCCGCAGCCGTGCTGGCGGTCATGGCGGTTTGGATGTCGGTAAACACGGTGTTCATCGTCGGCGCGTCAATAATCGTGCTGTTCGCGAAGCCCGATGGATATGGGGCGGGCAGGGTGTAGCTTCCGGCGCCGTTGCGGCTCACTAGATGGCACTCCTGTATCTGGCCATGGGCCTGTTTATCGTGTTCCTGATTGCCATTGCGCTTGACCGCTAGTTTTCGACTTGCACGGCGCCAACCGTGCCGCCTCGCAGCAACGCATCACCTAGGCGCCGAGACATGCCTTGCGTTGATTGGTCGCGAATCTGGCGCTTTTGCAACGCATCCAGCAGCCGGGCACGGTCGCCCGCCTTCATGCTGAACAGATAGGGCGCAATCTCCCCCGCCAGCGCCGACACGTCCGGTTCTCCGCGCGTGTAGGGCCGCAGGACGTTGGCGGCCGCCCCCAGCATGTCACTACGGGCTGCGGACAGCATGGCGTTAAACAGGGTGCCAGGCGGGGCGGATTGGCCGTCTGCCGTGAATTGCGCGAGGGGGGTAGTCTGCGAGCCGGCGCGCGGGTTCACCATGGCGTTGGTTTTGGCCATGGTAATTTCGTTTTTCATGAAGTCACTGAACCGCTCGAAGTCCTTCGGATCATCGAACGCCGCCGCCACCCGCTCGCGCACGCCCTGACTGCCCCAAATGTTCTGAACGGCGGACAAGTCGCGCGTGTCCCCGGTGTTCTTCACGCGGTCGATTAGGGCGCGTGAAACGCCGATGCGGAACATATCTTTTTCGGACGGCGACATTTTTGCGATGACTTGAGCGGTTTCGTCCGCCTCGCCCGTCAACACCCGCTTGCCTAGAGCCATCGCGTCAAGCGCCTCAGACGGTCCCGACCACGCCTTGAGCGCCCCGCCATAGCGGGGGTACATATCGACGAGTTCATTACGATACGCTGCCCGCGCGTTGTTTACCGCCCGGCCGTATTGGTCCAGTTGCAGCACTCCAACATCGTTGCGATAACCCTCAACGATTTCGTCATACCCGCGCTTTACTGCATCCATCAGGCGCAGCGTCGGCACCTTCTCGGGCTCCAAAATGAACTTGCCATCTGGCGCTCGCGCCACGGCGTACGCGGCAGGATCAAACTTTGTGCCGGCGGCAAGGTGCTCCAACTCAATAATGCGAAGCCCTTTCTGCAAAGCCTCTTGCCCGATTGGGTCTTTGATGAACCGCTCAACTTTGGCGGCTTCCTCGGCCGTGGGGACAATCCGAGTAAACGCGGCTTCGTATTTCGGGGCTGCCGCAGTCGCCCTCGTGCGAAGCAAATCTTGCTTCGTTGAAGCAAAATCCTCCGCATTGATAGCCCGCTTCACCTCCCCCTCAAGTCGCGCCGATTGGTTCAACCCGCCGCGTCCTTCGACAAGATCGGCCGCCATCTGGCGCCCAGCGCCTGGCACGCGCGCCACCTGTTGCGCCCGCCCCGCGACGTTTTCGCCGGCCACGTCCGCTATCACCATGGGCTGATTGCCGGCGCCCGCCAGCCCAGCCCGCACATCATCTAGGCTGGTGCCGCTGCGCTCCAAATCCCGCAGAAGCACGCGCTGCGCATCAGTGGCAGGCACGTTCATGCCGAGATACGGCGCGACCCTGCGAGCCAAACGGGATACGCCTTCCGCCACCACTGGCAGCGCGCCCCCCAGTGCAGCGCCCGTTACGCCACCTGTCAACGCCGCGCCGCCTCGATCGGCAAAGTTGCCTTCGCCTTCACCAAAACCCGCAGCCGCCCCCAGCACGCCGCCAGCGCCGCCCGCCATCAAGGATCGGCGCAGAAGTCCGCCGGTAAGCGGGAAGCGCGTAACAGGATTGGCAATGCCGCCGGCAATCTGTGCCGCAAGCGCCACATAGGGGTTGTCAGCCTCAAACGCCTTGTCGCGTCCACGCTCGGCGGCAAGGTTCGCCGTGTAACGCTCGCCCATGGTGCCGCCGCTGCCAGTCGCGGCCCCGGCGCCGGCTGCGATTTCATCCGAGAAATTGAACGTCGCGCCCTTGGCTACCTGTCGCACAAGATTGTCAACGTAGGTGCCGGCGCGCGACAGCATGCCGGGCTGTTCCGGCTGTTCCAATTCAAAGCCCGGCGGCAGCGCGGCGGGCGCGGGAGTTTGCACCGGCCGCTCAAGCTCGAACCCCGGCGGCAGTCGCGTCATGGCACCGCTCATTGCGCCGGCTCCCACTTGCCGCCCCGGAAGATCAGCCGTTGCCCGTTCTGCCGGTTGATAGCCGTGGCGCCTTCCTGAATGCCGCCCGGTGCCGGAGCAGTGGTTTGCCCCGCTGGGGTGCTATCCATCCATCCGCCCTGTTGCAGCAGAGGAATAGCAACATCGCGCTCTTGGATGCCGGGCAACACGTCTGCGTTGAATTCTTCCAACAACGCAGGGGTAGGTTTGCCACCCCGTTCCTTGATAAAGGAACGGTATGCGCGGGCAATCTCAATTTGCTTTTCAGCCGCGCCGCGCATGGCTTGAATGATAATGCGGTTGCCGCCGGGGGAGTTTGCAAGCCCCGGCAAGGCGCGCTCAAGCATTTCGCGGTCGGGATTGCTGAAACCCTGCGCGGGGAAGCCGCCGCTGCCGATCATCCCGACAAGCATACGCGCTGCTTCACTCCGGATCGCTTCACCTTGCGCGATTTTGTCGCCTTGAACGCCTAGCAACTTGCGCGTTTCCTCCGGCACGTTTAGCCGGTCAGCCAACTGGCCAAGCGTGATTTGTGTTTGCGAGCCCGCGCCAGTCGTGAAGTTGTCTAGAAAGGATTCGACCCGGCGCAACTGGCTGAGGGTGCTGGTGGCCTTGCTCCCCGCGTCCTCCAATTCCGTAAGCCGCGTATTCAGCGTCTTGGCGCGTTCCACTTCAAAGGCGCCCGGCCCTCGCTGGTCAAGATTAACTTGAGTCGTCGGGCTGATAGTCGTGTTGCGCGCAATCACATTGCCAGCGCGGTCCCGCCGCTCGGCGCCGGGGGCAAGGATAAAGCCTTGATCTTCGTTCTTTGCCAATTGCATCAGGATCGGCGCCATTGCCTGCAACTGCGGATTGCGAGACGTGGCGGCTTCCAACGCCATCGCGCGGTAGTCAACGCCCTGCGCGGCTTGCGGGGCGCCTCCCTGCGGCGATGCGACAGGCGCAGAAACCGGAAGCGCCCCGCCCATGCGGGATTGCACCTTGTTGACGTATTCGTCGGTATTTTCGCCATAAGCCCGCAACGCCCGAGCCTGTTGCTGCGGATCGTTCCAATCCGTCACGCCAAGCGCGCCGCCACGGGCTTTGAGATAATCCAAAGACCACGGCACCGCTTTGCGAGGATCCGACAACTCCGCTTCGTTGGTAGGCTGCATGCCATACCCCGGCTGCGCCATCGTGCTTGCCAACACCTGGCCTATTCCGAACGCTCCCGAGCGAGGGTTCCGCGCCTGCGGATTAAACCCGCTTTCCACGGAAAAAAGTGCATTGGCCAGCGCCGGGGGAATGCCGCGCTTTTCCGCCTCGGCTTGGATCAATGGAGCAATGTCAGGCGGGGCAAGTGGCGTTTGCGCCACGGGGGTTACTGGTGCAGTCGGCGGAGGCTCCATAGGCGCGGCAGCCGGTTGTCCGCCACCCATGGCACGCTTGAGGAAATCTCCGACTTCCGCGCCGGATTTCTCCCCTTGCGTGCGGATTTCCTTGTCCGCCTGCCCCTGCTCATAACCGCCCACAAGCGCCTGCGCGAGCCTAGAAAGCCCCTGCAACGGCGAGCGGATGGGCGAAGAGTCGCCGCCCATCTGCACAAGCTGCGCGCCTTCCTGCCTCCGCCGGATCGCGTTGGCCAGTTCCGGGTTCCGGAGATACAGCGCCGTCAGAGACTCGCCCATGCTACGCCTCCAATGCCTTGCCGTAATCGACAGCCATAAACCCGTTTGGCATCGTCATTACGGCATCCGGGTTCACTGGCGCCACGTCCTGCGCCATCAGGCCGATGTGCGTTGTCGTGTCGCCTTTGTATGTAAACGAATAAATCGGCAGCCCGTTGTCAGCCGTGCCGATGCGCCGGATGTTGTCTTTCAGGCGCGCATCGGAAATCAGGCCGGAACGGATTGCCGCGCCGCCCAACGTGCCCGCCAGCCCAAACAACCCCCCCAGCCCCGCCGCCTGTTGCTGCTGCCGGTTTTGCCACTGCGCCAACTGCCCCTGGTACGCGGTGTTGTAGGCGCCCATCACATCCGTAGGCGCCACCCCAACCTGCGGCGTGTTGGCAAGCTGCGGCGTCTGCACCTGCTGGCCAGAAAGCAGCGCCGCCACTTCGTTAAGCGGCATGCCACGAAGCGCCGCCTGTTGCTGGATCGCCTGCCCCACCGTGTTGCCCGCGTTCAAGTCGGCGCCGAGCAACATGTCGTTGCGGCCCTGATTGAAGTTGCGGAACTCCCGGTTCCATCCCTCAGACCCTTCCGTCAGCCCGCTATTGCGCAGCCGTTGGCGGAGGTTTTCCTCGGCGCTGGCCATCGTCGGGTTGAGCCGCCCCAATTGCGCCTGCAACGCCCGGTCACGTTCTGCCGCCCAATCGACGTTGACCGGCTGGGAAAGCTGCCCCCGGACGTTGTCAAGCAGCGTGTTGCCGATGTTGCCGTATGTCGTCTGGGCGCGGGTGCTGAGATCGTAAAGCCGCTGTTGTTCCGGGCTCAGAGTGGTCGTCATCGTCCACTGATCTTGCCCGCCCATCGTCGGCACAGGGCGCCCCGCAAGCGACGCCCGAAACCCGGCTTCGTCAAACACACGCGGCAGCGCCGATCCCGGTGTGTTGTTCGCGTCGTTGTCGCCGCCACCCTGCATCGGGACATAGCTCGAATCAGGCCCCGGGTTGGTCGCGTCGAAAGCCGCCCGGGCTCGGGCCACCTCGCCATCTTCCCACGCCTGCCGGTCCATCGCAGGCGCGCCTTGACTCCACGTCACGCGGCCAGTCGGCCCCACCTGATTGACGCGGTTCAACTGCGCCTGCAACCGCGCCGTCGCCGCGTTGCTGTCAGTCTGCGCCTGCGACGTTACCCGAGGATCGGGAGCCGCCGGGGCGGAGCCGCCGCTTTTGCTGCCCATTACGCCGCCTCCTTCAAGCCCCACCGGGCGTCGTATTCATTCCGCATCATCCCGAAAATCCACGCGGCGCGCTTTGGCCCGAAATGGTGGCGCAACTTGCCTTCGCAGGTCATGCCGATGCCAAAGTTAAACCGGATCGCGCGTGCATTGTCGGCGGGAATGCACGTCCAAACCTTGCGCACGCCGTATTGCAAGAACGGGATGGCTAGCAGGTCGCGGATGGTCTGCGGCTTGGCCCAATAGGGCGAAACAGTCGCCATGCTGATTTGGATGACCCCGGCGCGTTCATCGTACGCGTGATAGACAATCGCCCCCAGCGGCCGGTTGCCATTCACCACCGCCACCGCGCGGCACGGCCCGAAACCGCCTGCGCCCACGTGCGGCAACTGCTTGGCCACCCATGCCGCCACGCGCTCATCCTGGCCAAACACAAGGTCATTGCGCGGGTTCACAGGAACGCCCCCCGCTCGTAAAGCACCGAAACATTCATCAGCCGCGCCTGAATGGTGCCGGTCTGAATGATGAAATGAGGCGCCATCGCATAGCCCAGCGCGTCGGCGCTGATCCAGTTCTGTTGCAGCGTCATCCCGCTACCCCACGTCGCCACGCCCCACAGGCTGGAGCCCCACAAGGCGCCGCTCGCAAACGACGAAACCGGCGCCGTCAGGGTTGTGTTGTTAAAATCCACGTTGATGCCAAACGAAACCGTAATCGGCCCGGTCGTCTGGAACACCGGCCGCGCCATCGTCGCGCGCTTTATCAGCCCCTCGCCGCCGATGTATTGATACGCCCCGCGATATTCCGCGCGAATGTTGGCGCCGTTGTCACTGGTGCCATTTTCGCCCTTATACACGATACCGTTAGCGGCGCCGAAATAGAGCGCGCCGTTAAGGCTGGCCCAGCATATGCCGTTCATCCCCTGATACTGTGCCCACGCGCCCGTCAGGGTGTTGACGACATACTGGTAATACACGCCGCCGGAGCGCGGCACGTTGAACAGAAGCATATTCAGCGCCGGGTGCAGCGTGGCGCACCACCCGTTCTCGGTGCCATACGCCGTCACCGCTTCCGTAACCGCATTGCCGATCTTCTGCGACAGGGCCACGCGCTGCGCTTGTGATCGTCCAAGCTGCAAATACTGGCCCAGCGGCTGGAACCCATCCTCGCACAACAACACCATATCGGGGCCAATGCGGATGAGGCAATTCGGACCCTTGACCGGCTTACCCACCACAAAACGCGCCGAGATGTTCCACACGCCGCCGGGATACAGGCCCGTGAAGATGAACACTTCGCCCTGATCCGTGACCGCGACGAACATTTCGTTCGCGCCAGCCGCCGCGTTGTCCACCGTCCACGTGCCGATGGCCACGAGCTTCCCGCCTTCTGCGGCAAGCGGGCCAATGTCGTATTCCGTGAGCGCGCCTTGAAACAACCCGACGCCGAGATACCAAATAGACAGGCTGTTGCTCTCGACGTAGTAGAGCCTCTGATTGAAGTTGCACACGGCGGAAAACGTGATCGTCGGGGCGATGCCGCCAATCGTGTTGACCGCATCAACCATCGTCGTGCCGTTGTAGACCTGCGGGGTGGCGTCCCCGTTCACGGTCAACAGGTATTGTCCTGCCGCCGTGGCAAAATTGGTGCTATTCCAATAGCCGCCAGTGCCAACCGTGGCCAACGCAGTCGGCGTGCCGCTCGTCACGTCCCACCACTTGCCGTCCGAATAGGCCAGCAAATCGTCAGCCGTGCCGCTCGAATACGTGGCAATGCTAGTGACAGGATCGCCCGTGCCGGTGTCGCAATGCGCCGTAGAGCCGCCCCGCAGGCGCAGGTAAGTGGTAGTCGGGAACCAATTGATAAGCGTCTCAGCCTCGTTCTTCGCCATCGCGTCCAGCGCGTCGATAGCGTTCCAACCTCCCACAGCAACGGGGAAGTTGGCGGAGCGTGCGGTTGCGCGGGCGGAGAGAGCGGCGCTCATGGGCGGTTCGGAAAGTTGCCGTCCTGCACGTTGGCCGGGCTGATAAAGATCGGCCAGCGGCGCCGCGTCATGCTCAGCACCGGCGCCCCACCGTCGCGCGCCTGCGCCACGTGCAACTGCCGCTGCCAGAGGGCGAACTGCGAGGAATAGTCAAACCCTTTCGCCGCAAAGAACCGCCACTTGATGCCCTCCACAATCAGCCGGTCATCCCAGATGCACGTATCCGCATCCGCCGTAAACCGCGCCTTCGGCGTGCTGGCGCTATCCGACGCCCAATAGGACGACAGATATTCGTAGGACAGTGGCCCCGGAACATCGTTCGTTCCCGGCGGGGGCCACAGCCGGAACACGTCCAGTCCGCGCCCAACCTGCCGGAACCATCGGCGCGGCCCCGTGGTAACGATGCCACTTCGCAGCCACTGATCTTCCTGCGGGGAAGCCGGCCCTTGCAAGCGCCAGTGGTTGCCACGGTCCCATTGCGTGTCATTGATGAACGTCACGAAATCAGCCGGCACCGGATACGTGTCGCGGGAAATCGTGATCGACGTGGCCACGGCGCTGCCGCTCGCCTGCGTATCCAGCGTTACCGTGGTGCCACTCAGCGGCGGAGTGACTGCGTTGGACACCGCCCGCGAACTGGCAGGAATTTCGTTGCCGGAAACGATATAGGCCGTGACTGGGCCAGAGGGGAAGGTGACGACATTCGTAATCGCCGCGCTGCCATCGGCCGTCGTGCCCGTAGTGACGGTCGGGGATTCCACTGCAATGATTGCCTGCGTCTGCAACGCCGTCCACTGGTGCCGTGACAGCAAATCCGCGCCTACCGCATTGGCAAGCGCGAACATCTGCATAGTCTGCTGATCCGTGGCGCCCGCCACCGAACCCGGTACCGCAACGCCCAACTCAGCACAGGCGTTTTGCACCAGCACGAGAAGGGTGCTGCTCATGGATTAGGCCCCTCCGGCATGCCAGACCCTAAGAGGTCATTCGGGAGAGCCGCCATGCGTGCCTACTTAAGCCCCGTAGATCGTCACGAACGCCGTGGCCGAAACCCTGCGGACCTGGCGCCCACGGTTCTGCGCAATGCTGACGCTCGCGTTGGCGCTGCCCTGGTCGATGGTGCAGCCGGTCGGGGGGAACAGAAGCCCGGTCGTCGCGGTAATGGTGTAGACCTCGGCCACGTCGCCAACGGCCATCGCGCTGTCGATGGTGCAAGCGGTTGCGCCGACGGCCGTAGTCAACAGACACACGTTACCGCCAAACACACGCGGAGAACTGCCGCCCTGCGCGGTGCCAACCCCGGTAATGGAAACGATAGTCGTCCCAAGCTGCGACGCCAGAAGCGCCGGCATGCCCGATCCGACGAGATCAACCGCAAGAGCCGCCATCATTCATCCCCTTCGGATTCGGTGTCATCGCGGCGCTTCCGGCCCCGCGTAGTCGGTTGCGCCATCGCCAAAATCTGCGACCGCAACGCTTCGTTTTCCTCGCGCATCTGCCGCATCATCGCTTCGACCTGATGCATCGGCGCGGCACGCTCGGCCGCATCAAGGAACTTCTGCGCCTGCGACACATAACCTTCCACGCCCATGCCCACGCGGCGCTTTGCCTCCGCCGTCAGTCCGGCAAGCTGCTCCACCGTGAACACGTGGCACGCTCGCATGTGCTGCACGATGGCGGGATCGGCGGGGAACAGGATGGCAAGCGGGGTGCCCTCGGCTTCCGGCTGCTGGCCAGCCTCAAACGCCGCCCACGCTCGAGGAAACTCGTATTTGTGACTTTCCTTCATCACAACGGCGGTTTCGTCGCGCTCGCCGGGGTGGCGAACAAACACGACGATCTTGTTTTCAAAGATCGGCCGCCCCTCGGCCTCGGATCGAACCGTGTTCTGCGTCGGCACGTTGACAAAGCGCACCATGCGACGGTCATTCGGCACCACGATGCCGCCCCAGTCGCCCTGAAACTGCACCTGCCCGGACAGCGTTGCTAGATCGCTCATAAACCCTCACGAGTTGGCGGGGAGCCGAGGCCCCCCGCTTGTTCCATTAATCGTCGGTGCCGACAGCCGCGCCGGTGGCGATAGCCGCCGCGACGTTCGACGCCGCCGTGGCAGTCAGCACCAGCCCCGTCACCTTGGCCGAAGCGCCACCCACGGCAGCGCCAATCCGGCCAGCGGTCGCGGTGCTGGAAAGCACCGTGAACCCGGCTTGGCCCGTGGTGGCGTTGACGCTGGGGTAACGGCCAGAAATCATCATCCAGAAAAACTGGCCAACAGTCGCCGCCGAGCCCGCAATGCCCACCATCTGGCCCAGTTTGCCCTTAGCCAAGGTGCTGGTCATGGCCTGCGCCGTCCACGAACTGTTCGTGGTAATCAGGACCACGTCACCGGCCGCGACGGTGCCGCCGGCAATCACGCGCACCCAGACAGCGCCATCGGTGCCGTTAACGCACGTGCCAACGGCGGGAGAGGCGCCGGGATATTCCGGCGTGCTGGTAGAGATCGCCGGGTCGGTACGGGTGAAGTTGAAGCCTTCACCAAAGACTGCAATAGAACCGCTCATGTCCGTGCCCTCCTTAGGCCGTCAGAACGCCCTGAAGGCGACAGTTGGAGATTGTCATATTGCCGGCCCACCCGATGAGCTTGACCATGGCGTCCTGGTTGACCGAGAAACGATCCGGGTCAAGCGGGACCATGTTGCGGTCACGGTGCGGGCGGTAGTGCAGGAACTCGCTGTTGATGAAATACATCGTGTTCGCCGCCGCGCCGCCCGTGGTCGGATTGGTGTCCGAGGCATAGCCCTGGAACCCACCGTCAAGGATAACGTCGATGGAACGGCCGGAACCGTAGTATTTCAGAGAGGTAAAGCCGGCGCCTGCCGTCTTTTCGTCGGTCACGCGCTGGATGCCCTGGAGGCTTTCCAGATACAGGCGGTAATAGTTGTTGTCAGCCACGATCATGTCAGTGGCGCGATTGCCGGCGACAAGCTGAATGGCAACCGTGTTCATGTATCGCTGAATGTTGGCCGAGGTCGCAGCCGCGCCGCCGTCAGTCACTGCGCTGTAAGCAATGTTGCGCCAAAACTGCCAGGTGCTGCGATCAATGCCGCCGATGGTGCCGGAACCGGGCGCCGTCGAAATCAGCGATTGCAGGCCGTTGATCTGGCCAGTGGCGAGACCGTCCGAATACACGTCGAAGGCAAGCCCGTTCTTGAACGTGTCTTCGGCGTTCTGGATGCGGCTTTCAAGCAGGTCGATGACCGCTTCGCGCCCGCTGTTCTGGAGCATTTCCAGGCCAGAAATGGACACGGCCACGGCCATCTGCCGGATCGGGAACTCGGCGGCGGTGAACACGTCGGACGGGGTGATATTCAGCACCTCGTAGCCGGAATACCGCTTGTAGGTGCCGTTCTGCGCGTAAGAAATTTCCTGCACGATGGTGCGGCCACCGGAGAACGGCTTAGCCTTGCCGCGTTCCTTGAGGCGCGCTAGAAGCGCATTGTTGCGGGTCACGTTGTCGGCAAGCTTGCCACTACGCGCACGCAGCGTCGTGGTGACGATTTCGGAAAGATTGGGCGAGGACATCGCCGTTACTCCTGTGAATGTGCCTAGTTGAGGCGTCCATCCCAGACAGCGTTAAGCGTTCCGCGCAGGTCATCAGGCGGCTTCGCAATACCCGCGACAGTAGCCGATCCGCGCACGCTGCCAGCCTTGGCTTTCGCTTGGGCCGCTGCTTTGCGCTGAGCATCGAGACTGGCCTTTTCCTTGGCTGCGGCCTCGCTCTGCTGGATCGTCTTGAACACGTCAGGGTGCGCGCGGCACGCCATTTCATAGGCCGCTTCCAGATCATTGGCCTGCCCCTTCTCAATGAACGCGGCCATGAGAGGCTCCACGCTCGCGAAGTGGGCATGCTTGGGATCGGCGGCAAATTCGGCAACCATCCGCTCTACCTGAGCGGTTTGTGCCTGCTGGCTACGCTGCTGCTGGGCAGTCAGATGCGATTCAAGCTGCTGCACCTTGGCAACAAGAGCCTGATACGCGGGGTCGGCAGGCGCGGTCTGTGCCTGCTCATTCTGTGTGGGCGGCATACGCTGCGCCGCCCACTTCATGATGTCGAAGCCGAAGGCTTGCGCCAGCGCCGGAAAAGCCTCATCCGGCCGGCTGCGAAGCGCCACCTCGGCATCGAAAAGCGCCTTTACGGCGGCTTCCGGGGCAACCCCCTTGGCGCGGTAGAGATGCGCGTAGTCGTCTAGAACCTGCTTGATCGGGGCCATTTCAGCAGGCATCGCGGGCCGGGTTTCTTCGGCGGCTTGGGCTTCTGCATCGGGCTTTGCCTCCGCTTGCGTCTCATCAACCGGGGTTTCATCATCGACAACATCCGTAGCCAATCGTTCACGAGCGACAAACCGGCCGCTTTCGTCACGCTCGGCTTCCGGGTCGGAATGCTGATCGAACGCCGCACCGAGCGCCGCGCGCAGGTCGTCCGCAGCATCCGGCGCAGGGGCCTCGGCTGGCGTGTCAATCTGCGGTGCGTCGATGGTTTCGCTCATGTATCCCCGTATAGCTTCGTCGGGCCATCCCAATCCGAAACGCTTTCAATGGGGGGCGCCTGATAGCCCTGCTCCACCATCTGCCACGCTTTCGCGATATCCTGTTTACGGTCTTTCGCGAGATCGGCGGCAGGATTTTGCCTATTCTGGCAATCGTTGCCGACTTCCACGAGGCCGTGCGCCTTGGTGACTTCGCGGAACCGGGATTTGCTGTCCATCATCTCGCCCGTGGCGGGGTGCCACGCGGCGTCCATGGTGTCGCGGATGATGGCCGGGAACTTCGGCGCCGGCCGCTTCCAGTCGGTCACGTCGACGAATTGGCCGTCATGCCAGACGTATTTTCGTTTCACAGCGCCCTCAACAACATCAAAACATCCTCATCATCCTCGGCCAGCGCGCGCGTCCGTTCGGCCTCTTGCACCGCTGCCAGCAACGCCGTCACCGCCTCACGCGCCAAGGCCAGCAAGGCATCGTCAGGGCGCGTATCGGCCAGTGCCGGCACCATGCGGGCGGCTTGGCGCGTGGCAGCCTGTATCGCCTCCTGCGGCGCTTCCTCGGCCACCTCAGCCGCCATGCCCATCGCGGCCTCTAGGGACAACCGCAACGCAAGCGCCTCTTCGGCCAAGCTGGCGCGCCGCCTTTGCTCGGCGGCATCCATTGCACGCTGCCGGCGGCTGCGGCGCTTCATCCCGTCATGCGTATCGCCAGTCTGTGCCGGTTCGTACGTCAACGCCACCGTGGCGGGGGTATAGCGATACTCAACCGGCTCGGGATCAAGCGTGTAGGCAATCGGCGTGCGGCCCGGACGGCGCCGGGGCTGCCGCGCCCACCACCAAGGGTCGGCTGCTGCTTCGGCTATCTCGGCTGGGGTAAACTGCCGGTCAAACGCAACCGCGTAATAGACGCCCCCGGATGCCGCCTGCACCCAAGGGAACGCACCACTATTGTTGTTCCCAATAATAAGCTCACCAGCCGCCGTGGTGCCGTAGTTGGCGGCGGCCCCGGAAACAATTTGCCGCCCTTGCATGTACGCAATCTGCGATGAAGGCCCCCACGTCAACGCAGTGGAGACAAGATCGCCGTTGGCATACAGGCCAGAGGCCGAAACCGTTACCCGCTTATCCGCGCCGTCTGCCCACCCGGCATACCATGTGCCAAAGAAAGTAGAGATTGCAACCAAATACGCCGACGGGAAAGTGGGATTGCCGAACGCAAAGAGAATGCGATTCCCGGCTGAGCCGCTGTCGTGGTCGGCAAGAAAATAAACGATTACCGTGCCGGCATTGGTGCCGAGGCTGTAGGTATTGCTTGCGCTGCTACTGCCCCACCACCCGTTGGCGCCGGTCATAGCCTGCGCGCCAAACCGAGGCGCGGTTACGGCGCCTGACTGATACGTTGAAACCGTCGCCCCGCGCGTCAGAAACGGCTGCGTTGGGTTATTCCCGAATGCCTGCGCGAACGAAAGCCCCTGAGCCAAGGCGCGAGGGTTCGGCCTCAGAATCCCATTAGGAGGCGACGCCCGCATGGTTCAGGTAATGGCGCGGTATGCGACCACGCACCCCGTAATTGCTGCCGCTCCGGTGAAGTTCACACCGACAATAGAAAAACCATCCGGCATCGTCTGTCCCACCGCCGAAGAAAGCGAA